CCATATGCATGACGAGACCGACTACGATCAGTATCACGGGCACGAGTACCCTTTCATCGGCTGGAATGAGCTGACAAAGTATCCAACCTCGGCTTGCTATGATGTGATGATGTCCACAAACCGGTCTTCCTTTGTGCCTGAGGAGCACACGCCCCGGAATTCGAAGACTGGCCAGTACGAAACCCCCAATGGCAAACCGCTCGACCCGATCCCGATGATTGTGTTCTCAACGACCAATCCATTTGGAGCAGGGCACAATTGGGTGAAGCGTAGGTTCATCGACCCGGTCCCGGCAGGTGAGGTAAAGAGGATGACCACTGAGATTTTCAACCCCAGGACTCAGAAGAGGGAGAATATCACAAAGACCCAGGTGCGTTTGTTTGGTTCGTACAAAGAGAACCGGTATTTATCGCCTGAGTACGTTGCGGAGTTGGAGAATATCACGGACCAGAATCGTAAACGAGCTTGGCTCGAGGGCGACTGGGATATTACCGCTGGTGGTGCGTTCGATGATGTTTGGAACAGCGATTTGCACATTGTGCCGAGGTTTCAGGTGCCAGGTTCGTGGAGAATATGCCGTTCGATGGACTGGGGCTCGAGTCACCCGTTCTCTGTCGGCTGGTGGGCGATATCGAATGGTGAGGAGGTTGCTATATCTGAGGATAGGACAGTATGTTTTCCAAAGGACTCACTTATCCGAATTGCGGAGCTTTATGGCGCGGATTTAGTGAATGGTGAGCAGTTTGGCCACAATAAAGGCCGGAAGCTTTCAGCACGGAGATTAGCGCAGGAGGTTTTAGAGGTCGAGGAAGAATTGACCATGTTGGGGTGGATAAGAACCAAACCTGAGCCAGGACCGGCGGATAATCAGATTTACAATGTCAGTGAAGATGAATCTGGCTCAATTGCTTCGATGATGGAGGAAGAGGGAGTTGAATGGACACGGTCTGACAAGAAAGCCGGATCAAGAGCAAATGGTTTTCAGATAATGCGGGACATGATGGAAAGATCAACAGACCGTGAGGGTGCAGGGCTTTACATTATGAACAACTGTGAAGCTTTTATAAACACAATCCCAAGCTTGCCAAGAGATGACAAAAAGCTGGACGATGTTGACACAGATGCAGAGGACCATGTTTACGATGAAGCGCGATATATGGTTCTTGACGCGAGGCCACAATGGGCAAAGTATGTAAATATTCGAATGCCGGTATAACGGCAAGAGGTTTGCCTATATTTAGATTATAAAATTACCAATTTTCCCACATGCCAAATGTAAATTACGTACGCGAAGAGGTTGTCCAGGCCAGGAAGATCTGGCAACTGATTGATGACTGTGTAGCTGGTGAGCAGCAAATTAAATCAAAAACACAGCAGTATCTACCAATGCCAGTGGCTGAATCCGATACGGACCAAATGCTATCGCGTTATGCCTCGTACCTGAAAAGAGCGATGTTCTATAATGTGACCGCCCGGACTCTGGATGGGCTTGTTGGGCAGGTGTTTTCGAAGGATCAAACAATTGAACTACCCGAAAACATTGATCGCTACATGGACAACATCGATGGTGCCGGGACAAGCCTCGAGCAGCAATCGAAACTAGCACTTCAGACAGTTTTAGCAAAGGGCCACGGTGGCCTACTAGCGGACTTTCCCAACAACCAGGGGTTTGTATCACTTGCTGAAATTGAAAGTAATTTGATCCGCCCAAGGGTCTTAAACATTGACCCTGAGGATATAATTAACTGGCGTATGCAGACGGTCGGTGGTGAGTCGCTTCTTTCTTTGTTGGTGATCGAAGAGGAAAAGATTGTTGAGGACGACGGTTTTGAGTTTGATAAAGAGTACCGTTGGCGCGTGTTCCGGTTGGTTGAAGGTGAGAATGGCTACCAGGTTGAGGTAACCCTTTGGAGAGCCCCCGGCGAGGACTTTGAAACGACTGATGACTTCTATATTGAGGAAGGCCCTTCGATAATGACCGACTACAGTGGTTTGCCGTTGCAGCGGATCCCTTTCGAGTTCATGGGTAGCACAAACAATGAGCCGGTAATTGACAAAGCACCGATGCTGGACTTGGCCAACATGAACATCGCGCACTATCGCAACAGTGCTGATTATGAGGAGAGTTTGTTCTTGGTCGGGCAACCGACCCTGGTCATCTCTGGTCTGACTCAGGATTGGGCGGACAAAAACATCAATGGTAAGGTAATCCTTGGTTCCCGGTCGGCGATCACTCTACCAAAGGATGGCCGTGCTGAGATGTTGCAGCCACACCCTAATGTCATGCCAAAAGAGGGCATGGAGCACAAGGAGCAACAAATGAAGGCGGTTGGTGCCAAACTGATTGAGCCCAACTTCTCTAAGGTCACAGCAACCGAGGTCTTGATGGAAGCTGCTTCGGAATCTTCAATTCTGACAAGCACTGCAAACAATGTTTCATCGGCTTACCGGAAAGTACTTATGCACATGGGAATGTTTATAAGTGAAACAAATCTTAATGAAATAAACTTCGCACTGAACACAGATTACACTGTAACCAGCATGACAGCCCAGGACCGCCAGCAGTTGGTAGCCGAGTGGCAGGGTGGCCTAATCACATGGGATGAGGCTAGAGAGACTCTTCGAACAACTGGTATTGTGACCGAGGAAAATGAAGTTGCACGGACAAAAGTAGAAACAATTGATGCTGACTTGATCTAATGCCAAAAAAGGAAGACCGGAAACCTTTAGAGGAAGCAGCAATACTGGCCCAAGTTAACCTTGAGAGGCTCAAGGTTGGACTAGTGCTTAAATTTAATAGTGCCTTTGCCAAGGAAGCAACTTTGGTAAGGTCTACTTTAAATAATCTCAGTTATGATTTAAGTGAAGCAAGTGTTGCACAATCTAAGAAGCTACTTTCGAAACTTGATAGAACTATTTCCAAAGAGTTTAAAGTTGCCAACTTAGGGCTTGAATCCGAGCTTCAAAAGATATCCGCTTTGTATGCAGGGATTGAGGCAAAGGATTTAATAGACTCAGTAACGGGGGATTTAAAACTCAAAACCATAACTGCAAAGCAAGCATTTGCAAAAGCCAAAGCTATGGCCATGGGACACTCCGGGGTATTACTTCAGGACTTTATTAGTTCCTTTGCTGCCACGGAAACCAAGAGGGTAGTAAATACAATTCGTAGGGCCTTCCAGGAAGGTAGAACAAGCCAGCAGACAATAAGCGAGGTGGTGGGCACCAAAGCGTCTAACTTCAAGAATGGTATTCTAGAGATATCCCGTAGGAATGCTAAGACCCTGGTATCAACCTCCGTACAGCATGCCTCGAGCGCGGGTAGGATGGCCCTTTGGGAAGCCAACAGTTCTGTGGTTGAAGCCTATGAATGGCTTTCAACATTGGATAGTAGAACGACCACAAGCTGCCGAAGCCTGGATGGTTCAAAATTCGAATTGGGGAAGGGACCGGTACCGCCGATCCACTTAAATTGTAGATCAACAACGGTGGCGGTACTTGGCAGTGAGTTTGATTTTCTTAAGGAGGGTGCCACCCGGTCGGCTGAGTTTGGCCCGGTCAGTGCAAAGAAAACTTATTACTCCTGGTTGAAGGACCAATCTGTTTCTTTTCAAAATGAAGTACTTGGGCCGACAAGGGCCCGTCTTTTCCGGGATGGTGGCTTGAGTGCCGAGAAGTTTTCTGAATTAAACTTAGGCAGAACTTTCCAGCCTTTGACCCTTGATGAGATGCGTTTGAAAGATCCAAAGGCATTTAAAAGAGCAGGGATTTAATTACTTGCATAGAAACCAGTTTTTGTACACCTTTGTTTCGAACCGGGATTTGTAATCCCTGAAAAGATCGAAACTTATGAAATACAAACTAACATCGGAAGAACATTCGGCCCTAGAGGAATCAAACAAGGGTCTTTATTCGGAGCAAAATGATTCATTTGTTCTCCAAGTCGAAGGACTAGAGGACCACTTTGTTTCAAAAGAGAAAAAAGATATTGCTGAGACGCATCGTAAAAATGCCGAAAGTAGACTCCAGGAGGCTGAGGCCCGTGAAGCTAAACTACTGAAGGATATTGAGAAGTCCAAGGGTGGTAAAGATGAGATTGAGTTGATTCGGAATCAACACATCAGCGAGCTAGATAAGATCCGCGCTGAGTATCAAGAAAAAGAAAATCTCAGTAAGCAGGAATCATATAAGACCATGGTTCAGCTTGAATCGGAGAAATTTGCCCAGGAGCATTTCATCGTTCCCTCAGCCATCCGCCGTCTTTTTTCCGACCGTCTGGCGGTTGAGGAAGTAAATGGACAGCCTGTAATCCGTACAAAAGAATTGGACGGCACACCTTCTATTAAGTCTGTTGAAGATTTAAAGAAAGAATTTCTTGATAATAAAGAGTTTTCTCCTATTATCAAAGCATCCTTGGGTTCTGGCAGCGGTGCTGAAAAGAACGAAAGAGGGGGAAATTTCAGCGGTGCTGGGAAGGAAATCGACGTTCTAACTGCAAGTCCAAAAGACTTGGTGCGGGCAATCAGCCAAAGAGCCAAGTAAGTTGGAGTTGTTCTACTTAACAAACAAACCGTAAATTATTATGTCTCTACAAGTATTCAATGAATATCTTAACACATCCCGCACAGAGGTTGTTGCTCAAGCCGTTGACAAGTTCAACGCCGCTTCTAATGGCACACTGACCCTCTCTGCTGGAGCTAACCAAGGCGACTACAATGTAGAAGCCTTCTATACCGCTATTGGCGACCTAGTTCGCCGCCGTAACCAATATGGTTCGGGCGCAGTTACTGCTTCTGATATTGCACAGCTCAATGAGAGTTCTGTCAAGGTTGGTGCCGGTACTCCCCCAATCAACCACCCACCAAGCTGGTGGACTTGGATGCAGAAGAGCCCAGAAGAAGCTGGTGTTATTCTTGGCCGCCAACTTGGTGTTGCACAGACACAGGACTTGCTTAATACAGCAATTTCCGGTGCTGCCGCTGCCATCCAGGGTGTTGGGGCTAGTGTTGTCTATGATGGCACCGCAGCAACTGCTAGTCTTTCTAACCTGTCGAAAGCAAGCGCACTCTTCGGAGATCGCTCTCAAGCTCTTGGCGGTTGGATCATGCACAGTAAGGTTTTCCACGACCTTGAGCAAGCGGGTCTTGCTAACACCTCTCGTTTGTTCACATTCGAGAATGTCAGCATCATGCAGGATGCATCCGGCCGTCCGTTCGTCGTAACTGACAGCCCAAGCCTACTGCTTGAAACTCCTGACCCAGATGAGTACCTCACAATGGGTCTCGTACGTGGTGCCGTGAACGTTGAGATGAATGGTGATTTCACCGATAATGTACAAGTTATCAATGGTGATGAAAATCTCCTTCGTACTTACCAAGCTGAGTGGTCTTACAACCTCGGAATCAAGGGTTTCGAGTGGGACCAAGCAAATGGGGGCAAATCGCCTACAAATGCTGCTATTGGCGCGACAGCCAACTGGGACAAGACCGCAACAGATATCAAAGACACAGCAGGTGTGATCTTGAAGTCTCTGTAGTATCCTCAGTAAATAAAGTCTTGAAAGACACAAGCCCCACCAACTATAAATTGGTGGGGCTTTTCTTTTCCCAAATACAAAATCAATTATGAAAAAAATAACCAAAAAAATATTATATTTTATCAGCGGTCCTGCCCCAAGCGGTGGGCAGATCAAACAGGCAATGGACCTTGGTGCTTCCTTTAGGAACGCCACCCTTGTAAATGAAAATGAATGCCTTGAAAAATGCGATGCCGTTTGCGGTGAGGTACCAAAGCAATACCAAGGTTTCCCAATTATCAATCTTGAGACTAAGCCTGAGCCAGAGAAGCTAACTGAAGCGGAAGAATTAAAAAAACTTTTAACAGAAAAAGGAATAGCTTTTAAAAATAACAACTCAATTAAGACTCTTAAAACGCTTTTAGCCGAAGAGATGTTGGAGCAATCTTAATTGCTTGCCATCTTAGCCTTACTATGTTTCCTTGTTGGTATGGCTATTATAGTTGAAGATGGTACTGGTCTAGCGAATGCTAATTCCTTTGTTACTGTTGCGGAGGCACGGGCCTACGCAACTGACAGAGGGATTACATTGCCAGCGGCTGACGTTGAAGTAGAGAGGGCGCTCATTAAAGCGGGTGACTATATGTTCCGTTATGAAAAGAACCTAAAGGGTTCGAGAGTGACCACAACACAGCGTCTGCCATATCCAAGGTACCCGGTTAACGTGTTTGGCACCGTAATCCTAAAGACAGACATACCAATCCAGCTTAAAGAGGCTCAGATCGAACTAGGCATTGAATCATCGGCGGGAGTAGCCTTACGACCAAACGGTTCTGGGCGCGAAGTCTTAATGGAAAAGGTTGGGCCAATCAGCACACAGTATTCCGAAACCGGCAGTGGCTCGAACACCCCAACTTTTTACAAGGCTCTTGATCTACTTGCACCCCTCTTAAAATCTGCCAGTGGTTCCTTTATGGAGGTAGTAAGGGGATAGTATGGCTTTTGAATACAGTACCATGCAAGCCACGGCCGAAAGGCTGCTGTCGAACTATGGGGAGCAGATAGAGTTTCGTAGTGACATACAGGAAAGCTATGACCCCGTATCTGGCGTAGAGCAACTTGAGTATGTAAAGTCTTATCGGACTGGAGTATGTCTACCATCTGTTGAGAGTGGTATGAAGTTCTTTGATGAGGCGTTTATGGCCGGCTTGGTCCTAGGCAAAACCAAGGTTTTCATTGTTTCCGGGCTCGGCCAGGACTTTGACCCAAAGATTGGGGACCAGATATTCTACGATGGCAAGCTTTGGGATGTTGGCACCGAGGATATTAACACAGGGGTCATGCCATTTAGACCAGTCGCAAGTTCGAACATAATTTTCACAGTTGGATGCAGACTGTCGGGCCAAGACCCCGACTCAGGCACGGACGTTGGGCCACTGTCAGACCTATCTTTGCAAGAAAACAGACTTCGAGTGTTTGTTAATGAAACTTTCCATACATACTTAAAGAATTTTTAATGAACAAGTTTGAGGTAGACATGAAAAGGTGGGCGGAAAAATCCACCAAGGAGATACATGATTTACTGTCGGGGGTCATCTTAGAATTGTTTTCCGCCATTATAAGGGATACACCTGTTTTAACCGGTAGGCTGAGGGGTAATTGGATAGTATCTTCGATGGCACCCAAATTTGGGGTGTTTGATATGAAAGACCCAAGTGGCACCGTCACCACTCACAAGATTAAAGGTGTGCTAGCTGGACTGCCCCTTGGCAAAGATGTAGAGGTGTATATGACAAATAGCCTTCCCTACGCCTACAAAATTGAATATTTGGGGCACTCCAAAGTGAAAGCCCCGGATGGCATGGTCAGAAAGAATTTCACAAGGATAACACAGTTGTTGAAATCTCGCAATTTCTAGTATTGGATATTTAAGTAATGAGCATATCAAATATCAGAAAAGCTTTTGTAACCGAAGTAAAAACTACTTTGGATAATTTGGGCTTCACTGGTAAGATCAAATGGGAGAATCGAGATTTTGATCCATCTGGGTCCCCAGAATGGGCAGGTTTTAAATTTGTTGCGGCTGAACCGTTCGTTATCACGCTTGGCCAAGGGGGCGATGACCGGCTAACGGGGTTTGTGCAAATTGATTTAAATGTTGCCCAGGACTCCGGCGATGGTGCCATGGATGTTTGGGTTGATGCCTTCAGGCAACAGTTCCCAGCCGGGAAACCTTTGACCTACGGGGACAGCTCCGCTTTAGTCTTGAACACAGGCGTTAATTCAGGGACAATGTTTGACAATTGGTTTAGAAAATCTATAACAATAACATATAGGGCTGATCTGCCCAGGGCTTTAATCTAAAAATAATAAAAATATCATGGCTGATTCATCTCGTCACAATCTATTCTTCGTTCCGGAAACAACTTATGGTGTAACACCATCGGTTGATCCATCATTTTCCGATGTACGCCACACTGGTACAACCCTGGCGATCACTAAAGAATCCTTCCAATCGGAGGAGCTACACGCTGACCGACAGATCCGGGACTTCCGACATGGTGTTCGTGCAGTAGCGGGTGATGTAAGTTTTGAACTGTCCTCAAGTTCTTTTGATGATTTGCTAGAGGGCACCTTTATGGGTTCGTGGACAGGCGATGTTTTGAAGGCTGGTGTGACTCGCCGATCCTTCAGTCTGCTACGTCAATTTACTGACCTGACAGCTAGTGATAAACCTTTCCATCTTTTTAAAGGTGTTGAGTTTAACACATTTAGTTTGTCGGTACCCGCTTCCGGGATCGTGACTGGTTCGTTTGCTTCTATTGGTCAAAACATGGAAATCAATTCGGACATGTCAAACTATGGCACACCAACTTACGGTACACCTGATACCACAGCTCCTTTTGATAGCTTCACTGGTACAATCACGGAGGGTGGGATCGCAATTGGTATTGTTACTGAGATCTCATTATCTTTGGAAAATGGTCTAGCACCTCGTAATGTTATTGGTTCGGATGAAACAATCCGCCCAACAATTGGCCGTTCAAACTTGACCGGTAACATGACAGCATATTTTGAGAATTCAGTTCTTCTTGAAAAATTCTTGAATGAGACAGAATCAAGTCTCACGTTTACACTAGCGGATGCTGCCGGTAACTCCCTCCAATTCGAAATCCCCAAGATCGTTTACAATGGTGGCCAACCTGATGTTTCCGGCCAAGGTGCAATTACATTGTCCCTGCCATTCCAAGCTCTGTATGACAGCATTGATGAGAGTCAAATTGTAATTACCCGTTCATAGAAAAAACCTAATACCCTGCCAGCCGGGTCTACTTAACCCCTCACTGTAAAAAGTGGGGGGTTTTTGTTGACATACATAAACGGTTTTCATTTATTACCAGCATGAAAGAATTCTTTACTAAAGACGCGGCCAACGAGGGGGTAAGAATCCCACTATATTTACCGTTAGGCGATAAGTCTGAACACGCAATCACCATCTATGGTGTTGACTCAGATGAGTTTTATCACGCATTACAAAGCGAAAAACGAAAACTATCTTTGATCGAAATGGAGGCAAACCTCCTTAAGGGAAGAGAGCGGTTGGACTTCATTAATGACAAACAGCGCGAGTCTGAGTCCATTGTCCTGGCCAACCTAATTAAAGATTGGACTTTCGAAATGGAATGCACCATCGAGAACAAAATCTATTTTGTAAAAAATGCCCCTCAGATTGGAGAGCAAATAAATAAAATCTCCGGAGACAGAAAACTTTTTTTCGCTCTAGGGCAAGAGAGTTAGAGAATTTTGCTGAGTCGGAATTCGAACTTTCTTTGCCCCTTGAGGGTTCCAGTTCTTCAAAAAGGACACACTTAAACAAGGTTTGGGAGCAGACCGGCAAAAAACCGGATGAGCTTGAGAAAGCTCCCAAGCCGCCCAAAGAGCTTCTCTACATTTGGGATTGGTTTATTCAGCTAATCCAGTTTGGGGAGATAAACTGGCAGACCTTACATGCCTGGGTGGCCATGCGTGGCTTTAAACCTAATGCGTTCGAAACAGAGTTGCTTTTAACCTTAAATAGGCTTTATATTAATCGCAACCATGGCAACAGACGTAACACAACTACTGATAAAGGTAAATAGCGATCAAGTCGCTAAAGCGGGTAATCGTGTAGACAAGCTGGGGAAAAGCTCCAACAAGACAGCAAAAGCCACAAACAGCCTGGGGGTTGCCTTCCGCAGATTTGTTGGGCCGGCAGCGGTGTTGTATGGCACATTTAAAACCTTCTCCGACCTTTTAAAAACTGGCTCGGCTTTCGAGACTTTTGAGAAGCAGTTAATTGCAGTGACCGGGACAACCGCCTTGGCAGCCGCAGAGTTAGATTACTTGACGGACGTTGCAAACAGAAATGCATTGTCTTTAAGGGAGACAATTGGCCCATATGTTCGAGTTAAGGAGTCAATGAGTAAACTCGGCCTCGAGGCTGAGGATACTCGGACCCTGTTTGAGGGTGTGTCAAATGCGGCGGCAACTTTTGCCCTAAGCGCCGATGAGGTTAACGGTGTACTTGTTGCCTTTTCACAGGTTGCCTCCAAGGGGAAGGTACAGGCGGAGGAGCTTAGAAATCAGATCGGGGAGCGCCTTCCAGGTGCTTTCAGTTTGGCGGCCCAATCACTTGGTGTAACAACCGAGGAGTTGAACAAGATGTTGGAGACTGGGCAGGTTCTGGCCAAGGACTTCCTACCTAAGTTTGCCCAGCTCTTAAAAGAAAACTATGGTAACAACCTGGCGGACAAAACAGACACCCTTGCGGCTTCCGCACGTAGAGCCGGAACAGCATTTGACCTCCTAAAGAAAGCGATTTTTGATTTGTCATCCGAAACAATTGGCGAATTTGTTTCACTGAAAGGTATTTTAGATGCCACCGCTGAAAAAGTAAACATGGTAACTGGTGCCCTCAACTTCATGAAGGATGCCAAACAGGCCAATGTATTCGTTGAGATCGCCGAGGATTTAGGTAAGCTCGCGATGGAGATGGAGGTATTTGGCCAATTTAAGTTTAGGGATGATAAGCTGGACAGCCTGGTTGCAAAATTCAAGGATATCGCGGGCACCGCCGAAAAAGGTGAACTGAGCAACTTTATGTTGGCTATCAACCTTGGTATTGCAGAGCAAGAGAATGCATTAGATAAACTAAATAGACAAATCGGTGGCAGTGGTGCGAGTAACGCCCAAAAGAAATCACTGATACAGATACAAGAAACTCTCGTTGCGCTGAGACATTTTGAGAAAACACTCCCTGGGATTTTTGCGGAAAAAGAAGGACCAATCGATATTGGAACCGCAACCAGGAACGGGGATGAGGAAGATCCAAAACAAAGCTTAGCATTAGAGCGTCTTAAAAAGTATTTAAACGCTGAGTGGGAGGCCCGTGATGCCGCATTTATCGAAGAGGAGCTACAGCTTGAAGACAAGCATGCCAGGGACCTTGAGCTACTTGAGAAGTCACTGGAGAACAAACAGCTCAAGCAGGATGAATACAATGACCTCAAAAAGAAGTCTGAGGCAAAGCTACAAAAGGACATGGAAAACCTAGCCAAGAAGGAAGCGATGAGTTCCCAAAGGCAGCAATTGTCAAATTACAACCAACTCCTTAGTATGACCGGGGATATAACTAGCGAATTACAAGGGATGGCCGAGGAGGGTTCATCAGCTCAGAAGGCTCTGTTTTTTGCTTCCAAAGGTATAGCCATTGCACAAGCAATTATTAATACTGAGCTTGCGGCTACAAAAGCGTTGGCCGAAGGGGGAGCAATAATGGGCATACCAATGGCAACTGCAATTAGGGCTTTAGGCTACACTTCGGTTGGCTTGATGGTTGGACAAACAATTGCCCAAGGTTCTTCCGGGAATTTTGCTGATGGTGGCATCGTCCCCGGGGGCAGCTTTAACAACGATAATGTCACGGCCAGTGTAAATTCAGGTGAGATGATCCTGAACTTTGCTCAACAAAAACAGCTTCTAAATATGGCTAATGGTGACCGCAGATCTTTAGGCCAAGGTGTAAACGTGAATGTCATAAACAACTCTGGATCCGAAATTGAGGTCCAGGAGGATGAGGGTAAGAATGGTGAAAGGATGATTGAGATCATAGTTTCCAAGGTTGAGAAGAACATCAGCAGTAAAGTTCAACAGGGTGGAAATAGATTGAGCAAATCTTTTGAGGGCACCTACGGATTAAAGAGAGGTAACTCATAATGGCACCACAATGGCCAATTGCTCTTCCTGTGATTTCAGCAAAGCTTTCAGCTTCTGTAAGCACCAACGTGGCCCGGACAGGTATTAAAAGTGGGTTGCCCAGGCAAAGGAATCGATTTAAGAATCAAGTTTCTCAGTACAGCGTGTCCTGGCTTTTTACCGATGCAGAGTTTTACACTTTTGAAACCTTCCACCGGGTGAACCTCACCAATGGTAATCAGTGGTTTGAAATTGATTTACCAGCTACGCAAGGATTTCAAACAGTTTTGGCTCGGTTCGTTGGGGGTGCATATAAATGTTCAAACAAAGGAGTGCTGAACTGGTCCGTAAGTGCAAAACTTGAAGTTGAAAACAGCTACGGGTATACTTCTTACCCATAAAATTAAAAACCAATGCCTGTACAATTCCCATCTGGTCTGCCAAGGGCCTCAAATAAACTGAGTCTAGGTGTGAAAGATTCAACAATCCGGAGTGTTTTTGACACTGGTAGGTCACGGCAAAGGTCCAGGTTCGAAAGTAAGAACACCTTTTACAGTGTGAGCTGGGTGTTTACTGATGACGAATACTCAACATTTGACGCTTTCCACAGGTTGGCGATAAACAATGGCAATGACTTCTTTGATATCGAGTTACCAACGGGGTCCGGTGTGGAAGTAGTCACGGCGCGTATAGTGGAGGGTGAGTACAAAGCGAAAGCCAAAGGTAATTTCAATTGGGTCATAAGCTCACAGCTTGAGGTTTTAAGCTCCCTTTAGGGGCCAATATCAATTGACAAGAACTAATTTTAAATATCAAATAAACAAATCATGTCTTTAGCAACCGAACTACAAGCAATAATTGACAAAATATCTGAGGACGAGGTTCTCCTCTATACGTTTGTAAATGGGGATATTAACACTGTAGTCAACGGTGCTGGGGGCCCATACCCATCACTTGCTAAACTTACAAGTGACCTTTCTACTGCTTACACCAAGCAGGAGGTGGATGACTTCCTAGCGTTAAAAGCAACACTTGAATCCCCGGCATTGACTGGAAACCCAACCGCCCCAACACAGAGTCCCCTTGATAACTCAACAAAAATTGCAACAACAGCTTATGTTGACTCTTCAGTAGGGCCAAGCGATAAGGGTTTTTTCCTAACAGAGGCCGCATTGGTGGCCGAGTACCCAACAGGTCAAGATGGATGGTACGCCGTTGTTGGCGAAACCGACACCGTGTGGACTTGGGATTCTGACACAATGGCTTGGAAAAATACCGATACAAATTCACAGGGAACTGTCACTTCCATTGGCATCACTGATGGGAACGGTATTACATCAAGCGGGGGACCAGTTACACTTTCCGGTGATATCACTGTCGGACTTGATACCGCAACACAATCAACACTTGCAAGTGTCGCAGACAAGGCCCCAATTGCCGATCCAACATTTACTGGAACAGTTACAATTCCATCTGCTGACATTACAACTGCTGACTTTAATGCTGCTGGTTTAGGTGGTGAATTAAGCTGGAACAACCAAGAAAAGACACTGGATTTGGTTACTGGTTCAGACAATGTTACTGTTCAGCTTGGCCAAGAGGTAGTCTTGTATGCTAGAAACAGATCTGGAGCAACAATGTCCGATGGGCAGGTTGTTATGGTAGATGGCTCACAGGGAAACAATCCAACCATTTCATTGGCTCAAGCCAACACAGTTGAGAATGCTAGAAAAACAATTGGTGTTGTGACACAGACTATTCCAAACAATTCAAATGGGTTTATCACACTAATTGGTAAGGTTCGGGATTTGGTTTTGGACAATGGCACTTACAGTGAAGGGGATGTTGTTTACCTTAGCGACACT